TGATGATTTACTAACAGCTAGACCAGGCGGAGTTGTAAGAACAAAACAACCGCCATCTCAAGTTATGTTTCCAATGCAAAACCAAACGATTTCTGCTCAAGCATTTCCATTACTTGAATACTTAGACACAGTTAGAGAGACAAGAACTGGTGTTACAAGATACTCACAAGGATTAGACGCTGACAGTTTAAATAAAACTGCAACAGGAATTAATACTCTAATGACGCAAACTCAAATGCGTATGGAGTTAATTGCTAGAATATTTGCAGAGACTGGTGTTAAAGAATTATTTGAAAAGATTTTTGAATTAACTGTTAAATACCAAGAAGTAGAAAGATTAGTTCAATTAAATAACGTATTTGTTCCAGTAAGACCAACTGAATGGAAAGATAAATATAATATTAATATTGTAGTTGGTTTAGGTTCTGGTTCTAAAGAACAACAATTAGTTATTTTAAACAGTATTCTTGAAAGACAAATGCAAGCATTTAATTTGCAAGGCGGAAAAGAATATCCAATGGTAACGTTAAAGAATATCTATAATACGTTATCTAAAATGATTGAAAACGCTGGTCTTAAAAATACAGAAAATTACTTTGTTAATCCAGATGTGGGTATGCAATATGTTCAACCACCTCAACCACCTGCTTTAACGCCTATTGAAAAGATTGAATTTACTAGAATAGACGCTGAAAATAAACGAAAACAAGCTGATTTGGAATTGCAAATGAAAGAATTACAAATGAAAAATTCTCAAATGGTTCTTGACTTTCAATCAAAAATAAAAGAATTAGAGTTAAAGTATAGTACGCAAATTGATACTGCGAAATTAAAACAAGAAGCAGATTTGAATAAAATAATAGTTTCAAATCTTTCTAAAAATTTCGGTGCAGCTCAACAAGCGACTAGACAGCTAGAACAAGAAATACAAAACGTACAAAATATAAATGGAACAACAGGATCAGGCGAAACTCCAATCGGAAGTTAGTAGATCAGAAAAAGCAAGACTTGGTTTATCAAATCCAATCTTTGTGGAAGCGATAGAGAATTTAAAAAAATTGTACTCTCAGAGTCTGTTAAACACAGGCGTTAACGAACAAGATGCTAGAGAAAAATTATGGCTAGCATATCAAGTTGTTCAAAAAGTAGAACAACACTTTACTGAGATAATGGAAACTGGAAAACTTGCTAAGAAGCAATTAGAAGATTTCAGAAAATCCATTGATGGTCAAAAATTCTAATAATAAAAATTAGGATAGGTCAACCGCATTATTGCGGAACTTCAACTAAAAAGGAGACAATATGTCAGAGTTACAAGCCAACCCTATTAAGGGAGCTGCGTCTGATGTGCAGATAGCTGCAAAATCAATTTCTGGATTGCTTAATCCGCAAACAGGAAAGATTAAAGAAAAAACAGAAGAGGTTAAAAAACCAGAAGCTGTTAACGAAGTTGAGCAAAATGCTCAAGTTCAATCACAAGAACAAGACGTTGCTGAAGAACCAATAAAACAGGAATCTGAAATAGATCAACCTGAGGTTACAGAAGAAACGCAAACAGAAACTGAACAAGAGACAAGTGATGTTTCTGAAACTGAAGTATCTCAAGAACAAACAGATGATATTCAGAAAGAACCTAATTCCACCTTTACTGTAAAAGTAGCAGGTCAAGAATTAAAGGTTACCTTAGATGAATTAAAAAAAGGTTATTCCAGAGATGCTGACTACCGTAGAAAGACAGAAGAATTATCTTTTGAAAAAAAGCAATTCCAGTCTGAAGCGGAACAACAAAGGCAAGACTATTCTAAACGTTTGTCTGAATTAAATCAGATACTTGCTTTTACACAACAGCAATTGAACTCAGAAATCAACAATGTTGATCTGAATAAATTGTATGAAGAAGATCCAGTTGAAGCTACAAAAGTAGAACGTCAAATTAGACTTAAAAAGGATAAGATGATTGAAGCTGCTCAGAAGTTACAACAGGAACAACAAAGACAACTAAGCTCATACGTACAAGAGCAACAAAAAATCTTGGCACAAAAAATGCCAGAGTTTTCAGATGCTCAAAAAGCTAGTTCAATTAAAAACAACTTAAGAAGTTTTTTAAATTCTTACGGATTTAACGATGCTGAAGTTGGACAAATCTATGATCATAGAATTGTTATGCTAGTGAACGATGCTTTAAAGTACAGAAATATGAAGAACGTTAAACCTCTCTCAGCTGCGCAAGCATCTAAGCCAGGTAAGTTTTTATCTTCTGGTGTGAAAAAAGATAGTTCTGACATTAATTTTCAGAAACGTAAAGAAAAGTTGGGTCGTCTCAAAAAAACAGGCAATGTCAACGATGCCGCAAGCATCTTCTATGACATTATAACCAACAAAAAAAAATAGGAAAAAAATATGTCACAAGTATCAGGCACATATAGTAAGTACGATGCAGTTGGACTTAGAGAAGATCTTACAGATATAATCTATAATATATCTCCAACTGATACGCCTTTCATGTCAAGCATCGCTAAAACTAAAGCGACTGCGGTTAACCATGAATGGCAATTAGACTCATTAGCAGCAGCTAGTGGATCAAATGCTCAGATTGAAGGAGATGAAGTATCTTTCTCTGCTCCGTCTAGCACAACAAGAAAAGGAAACGTTACTCAGATTGCTACTAAATCTGTTATCATTTCCGGAACGTTAGAAGCGGTTAACAAAGCTGGAAGAAATTCTGAGCTTGCTTACCAAATCTCTAAAGCATCAAAAGAGCTAAAAAGAGATATGGAAACATCGCTTTGCGACAATAATGCTCAAGTTGCTGGGGATGACTCAACAGCTAGAGAACTATCAGGATTAGGTTCTTGGTTAAAAACTAACCAAAGTGCCGGTGCTACAGGATCTGCTCCAGGAACATCTGGAACAAATGCTAGAACTGATGGAACTCAAAGAGCGTTCACAGAGGATCAACTAAAATCTGTTATCAAATCAGTATGGGATAACGGTGGAGACCCTTCAATGGTTATGGTTGGTTCTTTCAACAAGCAGAAACTTTCTGGTTTCACAGGCGGATCTACAAGATTTGACCCAGCTGAAAACAAAAGATTAGTTGCTGCGGTTGATGTGTACGAATCTGATTTCGGTGCTTTACAAGTAACACCAAACAGATTCCAAAGAGCTAGAGATGCTTTCGTAATCACTCCAGATCTTTTTGCTGTAGCTTTCTTAAGAGATTTCTCTTTAGAAGATTTAGCAAAAACTGGTGATGCTATGAAACAATTCTTGTTAGTTGAATACACTCTTGAATCTAGAAACGAAGCTGGTTCAGGAATCGTTGCTGACTTAACAACAGCGTAATAAACCAAAACATATAGGGGGGATTATTCTCCCCTATATCTAACTTAACTTAGTTTGGTCTTTGAAGTCTAAAGACGGAACGAAGCAAACAAGGAAAAAAAAATGAGAACATTAAACGACTACTTTTTAACTGCTAGATTAGATGATGTATCTGCTGCTAGTTCAGTTAATATCGCTGTACCTGACAGAGGTAAAATTATTAAAATTATTTCTGTATTAGGTGGAGCAATCACAACAGCTAATGCTGCTGTAACAAGTGCTGTAAATGGAACTGCTGTAACAGGTGGTGGATTTACAGTTGCTTATTCAGGATCAGCTGCTGGAGACGTTGATACTGCTGAACCAACAGCTGCTAACAATGTTGAAGAAGGTGATTATATAACTATTACATCTGACGGTGGATCTTCTACGACTCAACCATTAGATATAACTGTTATCATTAGACGATAATTATAGTGGGGATAGCAATATCCCCATTTAAATAGGGAGAAACAAATGGCTAGAAAGAAAAAAGAAGTAAATTTAAACGATAGAATTGATAGTATCATTGATCTATTAGAGGATTTAAGATACGAACAATCAAACAAGAAGTGTCAAAATTGTCAAGGAATTGACGAAGATGACATTAATATTAACGATGAAGATGAGGAGAACGAATAATGTCAGGTAAAAGTACAGATCCAGCTTTTGCAGTAGTATCTAATGAAAATGTTGCATACACAGGAACAGCTGCGGCTAGCGCTGCGTTTGCTTCTGGAATACATCATATTAGAATTGCAGCAACAACAGCTTGTTATTACAAAATAGCAGGAACACCAGTTGCAACATCTAGTGATACATATTTGCCAGCTAACGTAATTGAGATTATCAGAGTAAATCCAGGTCAGAAAATTAGCTTTATACAAGTTGCTTCTGGCGGAACTGCTTCTGTTAGTCAGATGTCTAAGTAATATAAGATTACTTTAGATAAGTTAGACCATGAGTAAGATAGTTGAAAAAGAAGGTTTGATGACAACTACTTATCATCAAGAAAAAGATAAAGTTGTTATTGAAAGAAACATAGATTACAAACCTATTGTTGAGCATAATAAAAAGTTATACTCTCACAATAACGGTTATTCCAAATCTAAAGATTTAAAAAGAGTTGCTTCTATTCCAACATTAGTTTTAGAAATTTGGTCTAAAGAATATAATGGTAGTTCAAATTGGTTTGCATTACCGTCTGATGTTCAAAAAAAAATATTAAAGAAAAAATTAAACAGTTCTGAATTTCAATTTTTCAGAACAGCACCAGGTAGATTATAATGGCTTTAAGTACATATACAGAATTAAAATCAGCAATTGCTAATTGGTTAAACAGATCAGATTTAACATCAGAAATATCAAGCGACTTTATTGTTCTTACTGAAGCAGACTTAAATGCTAAATTAAGAATACGTCAGATGCATGACCAAACTACAATTACAATTAATGCAGAAACTGAAACTGTTCCAACAGGATTTTTACAAGTAAGAGATTTTTATATTTTAAGTAATGGTCAAAAGTTTCCAATGACTTTTATTTCTCCAGCACAAATGGATGCAGTTAAAGCATCTTCAACAACTGGAGTTCCAAGTTCATATACAATATTAGGTTCAACATTTAGATTTGCACCAAGACCAGACAATACTTATTCAGGTGTATTAAATTATTATAAAAAGTTTGACGCCTTATCTTCTGGCAATCCAACAAATTATATTTTAACAGATCACCCTGCTGTATATTTATATGGTAGTTTATTTCATGCTGCTAATTTCTTAGGTGGATTTGATCCAAATCAAGTTCAACAATGGTCGCAAATGTATCAAACAGCTCTTGAGAGAATTGAATTAAATGATAGAGAAGATTCTTATTCTGGATCTCCATTACAAATTAGATCAGATGTTACTGTGGCTTCTCCATTTACAAGAAGATACGTTACAACAATAACTGAATAATCGCTATGCAAGTACCTTTTGGTGAATGGTTACCAGATCAACCAGAACACTTGAATCCAGGTGCAAACGTTGCTAAGAATGTTTATTATGCTTTACAAGGTTACAAACCATTTAAAAGTTTGGTTGCTTACAGCTCAAATACGATTTCATCAAATGCTAGGGGTGCTGGGTCATTCAGAGATAATACTAATACTGTTTATAACTTTGTTGCAACTAACACTAATATTTACCAATTAGATTCAGGAACATTTACATCAAGAA